GCGCCATAAGAATTTAAGATGCGCGATGATGAACCGGTTCGTACTAGAGGCATCTGGGATGTTCAAATATAATCCAGAATACTCTAGGATCATAAAGGCCATAGATAAGCTCTGCGCGGAAGACGATCGGCCGCACGACGGACTTATAGGGAAATTGGCAAAGCGTGCCCAGCTGTCGAAGGCCAAAGTATCGTCTTTCATTCGTCTCATACGGCTCAACGGGCATAGCTTCACGGATTCCGGAATGGGAGAAAAGTCCAGACATTTCTGCGTGAGACACTCCAAGGCGCATTACGAAAACGTGGACGACGAAGAGGATTAACATGAAAGTACGTTCCATTCAGAAGCGGATCGGAAGGAAGCTGGAAATGAGGCGGCGCAGGAGAGGCCTCGTCCCCAAGATGAAGTCTCTTTCCAAGCAGATCGCGCCGCATAGGGAATCGCGGCCGTCGATCGACGGCCCTTCTCACCACGCCAGAATCGAGGACGTGGAGAAGGACCTACGAGTTGCCGTCAGCAAGTTAAATAAGGAAGAGCCCAGGGCTATCGTCGAAGATCTAGACGAGCTGTCCATCGTTCCCTTTCACAGGATAGTGTCCCGGCTCACCCTGATGCAGCTTGGTGGCTGGCGGATTGAGGGAGGAAATGTCGTACACCAGGGTGGGCAGGTCATCCCAAAGGATAAGCTTGACGTAAGAGAGGGGAGACTCGTAAATCCGGTTGGCAAGCCGTTCTTCATTTGCGAGTCAGAGAAGCTTCATAAGATCCGTGAGCTTCTGGAACAGAGCATAAAGATGCTCGACCTCGAGAGGAAGTTTGACCTGTTCTCTGGCTTACGGGAGGCCCTGGATGGACGAGCCGAAGCCTAAAGAAGAAACTGCCCTGGCAGTAGATCCGGAACTGGTCAATCTCCTGGAGGACCTGGAGAAGGAACCAAAGGCAGAATCCGTTACTGTGCCGGAGCCTGCGCCCGCGGCGGTAGTCCCCGTCGCGCAGGTACAGGTCGAGCCGGAAGTCGTGCAGGCAGAAGCGAATGACGTACGCGAGATCCTGACGAACTTCCGCGACATTCGCAATGAGATCTTCAAGAATTACAAGAATGACCGAGCCCAGGTCGAAGAAGCCATCCAGCTGTTCCTCAAGAGCGTCGGCACAGGCGTCGTTACCCAGGCCGTCATTGAAGGCTACGTTAAAGCACTCGGCATCAAGGCGGACATCAACGCGAACGCAATCGGCCTGCTGGATTCCCAAGCAAGGCTTCTGAGCGCCGGGAAGGGTGGGGCTCTCTTCATCCAGCAACTTGGTCTGGACCCGAAGGAACTGACGAAGATCCTGACGGCGCCGCTCTATCCAGATGAGAAGCCAGAAAGCAAGGCATGAACCTTTCCGTCCCGCAGCGCCAGATCATCAAGCGCTGCCAAGCCAGCGTTCAGTTCTTCGTTGATCAGTTCTGCACGTGCAGGCACCCCAAGCTCGGCGAGATAAAGCTCAAACTCTTTGATTATCAGCAGAGCGCACTCCAGCGGTTTAGGACTAGCCGATATGTCATTTTCTGGAAGACGCGCCAAGCAGGTCTCAGTACGGTTGCCGGAGCTTACGCGCTCTGGTATGCGATGTTCGGTAATTCGAAGACGGTCCTGATCGTCTCCAAGCGAGATGACGACGCCAAGGAATTCCTAGATAAGAACATCAAGTTCGTCTACGATAGGCTTCCGGACTGGATGCGAAATCTCTGGCCGAAGATCATCGACAATGAGCACAAGTTCGGGTTCCCTAACGGCTCACGGATCACTAGCCTTTCCTCGAGTCCCGATACTCTCCGATCGAATTCGGCGTCTCTGGTTATCCTGGACGAGACGGGGCACATGCCCCACATGGATGAAATGTGGTCGGCAGGCGCCCCGACTCTCCAGCACGCAGGACAATGCTTATGTCTTGGAACGCCTAACGGCGTCGGTAATTGGTACTGGCAGACGGTAACGGATGCCGAGGAGAGGCTCAACGACTTCGATCTCATCAAGATTAATTGGTGGGATATGACGTGGCGGTTGGAGCACGTCGACCCGATCACCAACCAGAAGACCATTATCGCACCGACTGACGGCATTCGTGAGACGACGCCAGACGAGAGGAAGAAATATGGCAAATACTGGAGCCCCTGGCTTGAAACGCAGTACCGATTGTTGACGGAGCGCGGAGATGACAAGAAGTTTAGGCAGGAGGTTCTCGCACAGTTCCTCGGTAGCGGCAATACCGTCGTGTCAACAGAGTCCCTGGAAGTGATCCGCGATCAACATATTAGCGAGCACCTTGAGGTTACGGACGTCGAGTATGTCAGCCCGGCCACCGATGAAAGAATGTCCCTGTCCTTTGATAGGAAGTTCTGGATCTGGGATCGGCCAGTCCGCGGGGTCAAGAGAACGAGGGCGAAGCCTGAGCGCGAGATCAACCTAGTCAAGCAACTGCGGACTCCTGACGAGGAGCCTCACATCTACATGGGCGGGGTGGATACGCCTGAGGGCGACGGAAGCGACTACGCATCTATTGAGATTCTCGACGTGACCACTCGGGAGCAGGTTGCGGAACTTAAAATGAAGGTGCAGCCGCGCATTCTGGCCAGGATGGCGGATTACATCGGCCGCTATTACAACAACGCCCTCCTTGTCGTCGAATCGACCGGTATCGGTCGCGCAACCGCGCAAGAGCTGGAGGCGCTAAGCTACCCGAACCTCTGGCGGCCGCGCAAGGTAGGAGGCAAGTTTGGGGCTCCGGGCTACAAAGTCACGCCGAGCTCAAAGCCCATGATCAATAAGGCGCTCATGGAGCATCTCGGCACGGAGGGCGGCTTCAGGGTGAAGTCGTTCAGGCTCTACAAGGAACTCTGCATCTACGTCCACCTTTCGAGCGGCAAGACGGGGAACGAGCGCGGCGCGGGGAATAACGACGACCTCGTCATCGGTGCAGGGCTCGCTCTCGCCTGCGTGACAGACGCAGTGTCTTATTCATCTATGGCACTCATGCCTTATATGTCTCAGGTTGAAGACCCGAGGGCGGATATTGCGCAGACGGACATGGAAGCCGTCAAGGATCAGAAGAAGATCGTAGACATAGCGGCAAGGGGTGGAACGCACGCGGTCATGCCCTTCATGCCGATGATGGATTCACTTATGCCGTCCATAGGGAATGAGCTAGAAAAGTTTACGCGGCAGATCGGAGGGATTCCTGTCATTGATGGAAAGCCGCTGCCTGTCACTTCAAGAAGGCACACTCTGCCTGGTCGCTCACGGTAGTAAATATAGCATATGGCACTGCTATTGATCATGCCTTGCCCAAGATGCGACCAAGAATGCACCATTCAGCCGGATTTCAATTTCGTCCAGCTGGCTCAATGCGAAAAATGCGGCGGCATGTTCCAGTTCTCTTTTGCGGTTAGGACGATAGACAAATCAAATAAGGCGGGTGTGGCCGGCGAAGTCCGCACAGGCGTATGGAAGGTCCTAATGGCCCCGACCATAGAGGAAGTAAGTCAGAAGGGCGACATCTACTTCAAGTACGGACCGGAACCGGAACCAGGGAAGGGCAAGCCGGGCAAGGAGAAGTCGGAACCGGGAAAAGGGTAGTCCGCAAAGGTATAAGGTAGACAAGAGGAATACATGGCATTTCAACTCTGGGACAGGCTTTCCGCCCTTTTCCGGCAGGCGAATATCTATCGCTCAGACAATCTGTTCTCTGATCAGACTCGCATGGACCGGATCGTATCCGGAAACGAGCTGTTAGACTTCTCGAAGCAGCACGCCATCCTCGAGCAGACCAACCTTCAGATCAACCGTCTCGAGAGATACAAGGACTTCGACATGATGGACGAGGTCGGCGAGGTGTCCATGGGATTGGACATGTACGCCGACGAATCGACCGAGACGGATTCCGAACGCAAGCATGTCGTGATGGTCAAGGCGAAGTCCAAGGTCGTCAAGGAGGCCGTCGAGGAATTTCTCTATCAGACGATCAACATAGACAGCCAGGCACGCCCGTCCGTCCGTTACCTGAGCAAATACGGCGACCTGGCCATGGAGATCGTGCCGACCAAGGACCGAGATGCCGTTGCATCCCTTCGGTTCATGAACATCTACAATTTCACGCGCGTAGAGACGAAGCACGGCGACCTCGTCGGATTCTTCTTCCAGGACGAGCTCGTCTCGGAGCCGGAATTCCTCCATCCGTGGTCCGTCGTCCATATGCGGCTGACGAGCTACGAGAACATTTACCATCCGTACGGCCGATCGATCCTGGATCCTGCGCGCAAGGGCTTCAAGCAGCTCAGGCTCATGGAAGATGCGGCGCTGATCTACCGCATCACCCGCGCGCCAGAGCGCCGCGTCTTCAAGATTCCTGTCGGGAACATCCCGACCAAGGAAGTCTATCAGTATCTGGAAGCTATCTCCAAGCAATTTAAAAAGAGGAAGATCTTCAACCCGGCTACGGGCGAGGTGGATGAGCGCTGGTCGCCACTGATCCAGGAAGACGACTATTGGCTGCCTACTCGCCCGGATGGCGGCGGCCCTGAGGTGACTACGCTTCCTGGTGGCCAGAACCTGGACCAGATTGCCGACATTGTCTACTTCAAGAAGAAAGTCCTGTCGGCGATGAAGATTCCCTTCGCCAAGGTCGGTCTCTCTGAAGGGACTGGCGAAGAGGCGATGAAGCGCGCCTCGCATATCAGTCCCGAGTTCGCCACGGCCGTGC